AATGTCCACTGGTCGTCAATGTGCTTGTAAGCCTTGCCGTCAAGTGTTTGATACGTTTCGACGGTTGGACTGTTCGCAAGTGTTGCGCTGGTCGCCTGAGCGTCGTAGTTAACGGTTGCAATGGTCACGACTAAATCGCGACCAGTAATGATTGTCGTTGGCATTTTGTCCCCTAGGTTGTCTGTGTGTAGTAAGTTGAAACGTTGATGTCGGCGACCAGCATTGGTGACTGCCCTACTTCTAAGACCGTCGGCTTTTCGATTTGTCCAACAACGTATCCTGCGGGCATTGCCGCAAGAATTCCCATTATGAGTTTTTCCAGGTTATCAAGTGAACCTGCGTTGCTATTGGAAGCAACAATGGCTGAAATTGCAAAGTTAATCTTGACTTGGGTTTTGGCCTTGCCAATTAAAACAACTTCCATGTATGGCGAATCTGGAACCACCACAATTGCAGGTGGAATCGGTGCTTCGGGAACCGACCCATAAATGTTGGCGGCCAATGCACTGAACGAATTGGCTAAGGCTGAGCGGGTTTCGGCGACTGAATTGGCTGGCATTTATTGCACGACCGTTTCAACGTCCAGGTAAGGCATAAGCAAAGTGCTAACGCGGTTGGTCAAACTGCGACCCATGCGATACGGCGTAGCAGTAAAATCGACGCCTTCGATCTGGCCACCAGCCGCCACGCGTGACTGAAAGACTTCAACACTGACCGCAAGAATTGCAGATTCGATAGGCGCACTGTTTGCATAAATGTCGGCGGCTGAATAGCCTGAAAGTGTGGCCGTACCCATTGGAATGATTTCGCGCAAGGTGACATTTGATGAAGTCAATGCAGCGGTGAATGAATACTCAGTTGCGGTCACGACTGTGTGGGTTGCCGTAAATGGCGCTGGCAAACCAGCAACAATGACCGATTGACCAGCAACAAAATGGTGACTGCGCTGGGTGTAGAAGTAAGCCACGTTGGATTCAAGTTTGTATGAATTGATTGCTGAAGTATTTGCCACCAGCATTGGCAAAATTACGGCTTCCGACGTGTTAATTATCTCGTCAAGATAACTATCACTGTATAAGGAAACGCTCACGCCCAGCACTGTTCGCAGTTGACTTGCGGTGACAATACTAGGCATGAGCGTTCCTTTCGATCGACTGCGGCGAGATCGGGAGAACCCGCCGCATGATTAGTTTGTGGGCTTTAGGCCTTGTTATTCTTGAACGCGCCAGCGTTAATCTTGTTTGCCACCGCACCAAATGAATAGACGCCGACTGTGATTGAACCGTCAGCGGTTGATTCTGCGCGCAACTGGTATGAAGTTCCTTCGTACCATGTATAAGCGTCAGGGTTGACAACCAGGATTGTTCCGTCGCCGTCGCCGCCGTTTGTTGGGTCAACGTAGAGATTCAATCCTGCAACGTTGCCAGTCAGGCTTGTTGGGACTGCGACGCCTGCCTGATTCATAGGGTTTGAAACCTGTGAATAGATTGGGCGACCAGCGTCATTCAGTGTCATGAGGTTTGACCACTGACCCGTTGACACGATCATATTGCGTGCAAATGGATTTGCAAGACCCGCAGTTGCGCCATAAACGCTCGCTGCGCCACGTCCAACAATGCCAAGCAATTCGGCAGCGGTTGGATAAGTTGCAACTGTTGTTGCGTCAAGTGACGCGTTTGAAATCAAAATGCCGTTGACGTATGAGTTTTGCGCCTTAGCCATTGCCGCGACCATGTTACGAAGTAACTCGTCATAAAATAGGGGCGAAGTTCTGGTGAGCAATTCAACGGAGAATTTTTGCTGCCCCGCAAATTTCTTAACGTCAACTGATAGGAACGCTGAGTTCTGATCTGTTTCAGAAAACGCTGCGTCTTCGGCAACAACTGCAACTGTTGGTGCAACTGTAATTTTTGGAATTTCAAATGTCATTCCAGCGTCAGGCAATGCACCGCGAGAGATCGCGTCAATGCTTGGACGGATTGTCGTTGATAGTCCGTTGACAACTTCAGTCAACTGACGTGTAGGAACAAGTCCTGCGTTGTCTGTTGTGTTGTCTGCTGCCAAAACGTACTGGCGCGCTGTTTCGTCGCCTGTTGCGGCAAGAACCTTGTTCTCAAGATACTTTGCAGCGGTGATCTCAATGCGTGGTGTTGTTTTCCAACCACCGACGGCGTTTGATTGTGCTGTGACTGACTGTGCGGCTTCAACCGTTTCGACGGCTTCCGCTGGTGTAACGGTGTGTTCCACTTCGTCGCTCTTTTCTGTTGGTGTTGCTTCAGGTTCGCTTGTCGAATCTGAATTCTGTTCTTCTTCTGTGGCCGCGACAGATTCGACGCGGGCTGATCGAATGGCGGGTTCGCTAGTTAATGCAACGCCTGTCAACTCACCCGCAAGAATTCGAACCGTGCCGTCTTTCAATGTTTCGTATTCGTCAAATGAAACTTCAACACTAAATCCGTCGCGCATTCCTGTGCTTGCTTCAATCAAACTGTCATTGCCTGCGGTTGTTTCGATAATACGAAAAACGGCTTCAATTCCCTTGTCATCTGAAGTCATGGAAAGTGTGGAACCGATTCTGCGGGTTCTGTCATGCTCTAGGTTGAGTAGAACGGGTGTTGGTTCGATTGAATTTTTCGCAAATTGAACCTTGCCAATTGAAGCGTTGCCAGTTTCCTCAAACGTGACAATGCGACCAGTGATTGTGCGACGATTAGAATCTGTCGCAGTGATTTGCATTGGTGTGATGACTTTTTTCATAGCAGCATGTCTTCTTCCTCGCGTATTTCGTCGATCGACATTGCGCCGATTCGATTCAAGATTTCATAAACTTGCGCGCGCTCATAAGGATTGCCACGCAAGAAATCGTCAAGATCAAATTTCACTTTGTTTCCTGCTGGTGTGAAGTCAGCAAAACTTAAACGTTCTTCAATAATCGACATGTAATTTCTAAATGCGAAATCCACAAGGTCGCGCCTTTTGTCTAAGGCGTTGGAATAGGTAAAACTGGACTGTTGTGAATCTGTAAAATATGCAGGTAATCCACACGCGCGACTGAGTTCCAAAGCAACGTAATTTCTGGCTTCATTCATTTGAAGTGATTTAGGATCGAAGCCCAAAGTTTCAAGTGTTACGTCAGCATTTAAAAATGCAGTTGATTTGTTAGCGCGTGCCGTACGCCAGGCAGTGAGTAACTTTGCAACGCGATCGGCTGGCAATGAAGTTCCGTTTGATTTCAAAACCATTTGTGGAATTGGTTCGACTGCAAAATTCATTGCCGCGCGTTCTAATGCTGCCGCTGCGCGAATGGTACGACCTGCGCGACTAAGCAAACCTTCCTGGAAACCTTGAAAGACAACAAGGTTGGCTGGGTCAACGAACGCGCCGTCGATTGAATAACTTGCAATTTCGTATCCCATGCCGTTGGTTGTAATTGTTACGCGCTCAGGTGCAATGCGCTCCATTGCGCGAATTTTTCCTGTGTCAGCATATCTATCCATGACGTAGGCGTACGCGCTAGGAAAGAAAAACAAATCTGAAATAATCCATGCCCAAAATGTTGAACCTGGAATGCGTGGGTCGGGTTGATTGATAACGCGTGGTTGTGTGACTTTTTCACCAGTTGCTTCATTGCGTGTGTGCATTGGAAGTGAAGCGATTGTCTGCATGATTCCCAATGAACGCGCTACGGTTGGCACACTCATTGCTTCAGCGCGTGAAGCGGTGACGATTCCCCCGAATAGGAAAAGATTTCCAACTTCACTGTAATAAGGTGCCACCGCAGCCGCGTCCACGCTTGAGGCTTCTACTGGAACGGCAGTATCACCTTTGCGTGCAAATAAATCTGAAAATCCCATGCCCTAATTGTGTCAGGGTTATAAGTTCAACCGACCATGATGTCAAGATCATTCTCTGGGCGTGTCGCAAAATGTGTCGCGAGCGCGACGGCGACCGCTGCGCAAACGACCGACTGTGACGCCCGCCGTCCAATTACCCAACCCCCATCACCGCGACGCAATTGCACCGCCGCTAAGACTTCTTCCGAAAGTTGACTTTGCCCCCTGTGCTTCAATCGACCGCTATTGATCGCTGACAACATTTCGTCACACGCCTGTGGGTAAACCCCATCCATGTCGAAAATTGGGATTCCCGCAGGTGCCAGGCGCGCGGCCACCGCTGCGCTGGTTTTGCGACTGTAAAGAACGTATTCGGTTGGATACTTACGCGCATAATCTGCCAGGTCGTTGGCAATTGCTTTGTCATCCAGTTGCAGATCGTTTTGCCATGTGTGAAGCAATTTGACCACAAATTGTTCATTCCCGATTTTCTGAGCGCCGACCAAACTAGCGTGTTTTCTGTCTGGGCTAAGATCGATCGCCAGCCAGGTCAATTTGTCAATATCCAGGTCAATGGACTTGTCCAGGCAATTACCCCAGGAAGCGGCGTCAACCGCACTATTGATTGCCACAACCCACCGACACAACACTTCAGTCATTACCACGTCAGGCGGGTCATTAAGAACCGATTTGATATTATCGGCGTGGATAAGTCTGCCCATTGACGGGTTGGCGTGCCTTGCGTTTTCTACGCTGATTTCGTCCGTTGGCGCCGACCATTCAAAATAACCAATGTCATCTTCAACCCCTGCGATCGAAGCCAACGCGCGGTCGCGGAATTGGTTCAGCACAACCGACGAAGAATCACCAGCATTTGTGTAGGCCATAACCATTGGATTGGTTGCAGCCATAAGGGTGTAGCGCAGTGAAGCAAATGATTCAATGTCGGTCATTTCGCGTAATTCGTCCAGGTGGATGGTTGACGGCCTGGAAACACCACGCGCTGCCGAACCACCAGCCCGCACAATAAACCGATTTCCTGTAATTGTTTCAATTTCTTCACCGCCATGTTGCCAACGAATCTTCTTTACCTGTTTTGCAAGCGATTCATTTTTTTCAATGATCTGCACCATTGCCCGAAATTGTTCCAGCGACGTGGATAGGCGGTGGGCTGACCCAATCTGCAAATTTTCGTCCCATAGGAATAAGCCGCCTAAAATTCTGATCAGTTGCAGAAAACTTTTGCCGTTTTGCCTAGCAACACAAATGGTATTGACAGGGGTAGCCCAGCGCCCGTCAGGCTTGATTTTATGAGTGTGAATGAGCGCGAATTTTTGCCAGTCCATTAAATCGATACCCAAACTGGTCGCCAGATCGATCAATTCACCCCCGCGTGAGGGCAAATCGTTCAGTGGCGTGTGGATTCTGGGGGTTTGTACGCCGATTTGCGGGTTTTGTAGGTCTGTGTCCCTACCCAAAACCGTTTGAGGGCTATTGAGGGCTTCTGAGGCCGTTTGGTGGCCTTCTGAGGGCTTCTCAGTCGTTTTCATGGCTTCTTGAGTTGTTTTGGGGGGATATTAAACCAG